CTTCAATGGCCTTTTGACTTAGGAAGCGACCATTCTCCCCGCGATAACGCCCGCTGATTGGATCGTAGGACCACTCAGCATCAAAACGATTTTCACTGGCAAGGATGGTTTCAGCAAATGATGAAATATCAAGAAGGCTGGACATCTTCAGCCTCCAGCAAATCCTTGAACCTTTCTGGGGCTAGTTCTTTCCATTGGTTCAATGCAGCATCAATGTCTTCAGGCGACACAAAAGCCGCTTCCTCATCATCGCTCAGTAGAAAGCCGGAAGTCTTTAATGGGTCGATTGCGTCTACTTTGCTGCTAACCATTTTTGCTGGTCCCTTGCGCTCAGGATTGGGATCTGACTTGCGCTTGCGGGCAACAATTGTCTGCCGCTCTTCCTTGCTCAGTGATTCTGCCTTGGCTTTTGGCAAGCATTTGGGCTTTCCTTCTTTTTCTTCACGCCCTCCGCATTCACCAAGGATTTCCCCATTGGCGCCAATCCTCACCCATTCTTCCTTGAACCATTGCTCAAGATCATCAGCGTGGACTTCCTCGCCGTCTTTATTGCTAAATGCTCCGCCAGAAGAACCATGCTTACGCTTGTACAGTTCTTTGTATAGCTTGACCATATAGGCACTGGCGTAGGCGCTAGGCCACACCTTGAACTTGTTTTTTGCTGTTGCAATTGCTTGCTGATGCAAATCTTTATCTTTGAATGCAATATCGCCACGCACTTTTTCTAGATCACGAGGAAGGAATAAACCAGCGCTATCTTCCACTTCCCTGCTGCCGTCCATTGGCAAGGTGCCATTCTCTTCGTTGAGAGGATCACGACCACCAGGAGGCACGGTCATTTCATTCTGCCCCTTACTCTGCCCTCCACTCTGCCCCTGACTCTGCCCTCCACTCTGCCCTTGCATGGGAAGCTCACGAGGAAGCGATGGGTCGAGAGTGAGTTCCATTGACCACTCAGAGCCTCCGTAACGGGCATCTGCCACCTCTTGCGGGTGTAGAACGCCAAGTTGGATGTAGCGGCCATCCACGGCAGCCACACGCGCTCTCACGTCGGCCTTCTCGCGTTCGTTCAGTTCATACAAGTCATTAAAATGAACGCGCCATGATTCTGGAAGCTTGCCATTGGTCGGGCCAGTCTTGCTAAGCAGGATGTATTCAATGAGCTGTTTAAGCGGGCGCTTGAAAGTGGCCGTTTGGTAATCCGCTAGGGTTTTGGCAAAGTCACGCTCTTCACTGCGACCAGTGGAACCAAGCCCGCCAGGACTTTCGCCAAACAATAAAGTGTGAGGGATTTTGGAAGCACCAATAATATCAATGCGGAGCTTCTCTAGGATTTCTCCAATGCCATTGAAGTTGCGGCTAATGAATTCAAGCTCTTCTTTTTCTGCGTCAATTGCGTAGCCACGATAGATGCTCTTGCTCATGTCATTAACGACAAGCCTATCCTTCACTTGGCTTTCCTTGCCTGCACCAAGCATTGCAGCAAGCCCGCGAATCTTATGCACAAAGATGTCAAATTCCGTAAGAAGGGTGGCGGCAGAATTCAAGCCAGTCCAATAGTGGCGGAAGCTATCGTAAATTACTTGCAAATTACTCATTCCCCATCCATAGTTACGCTGCCTAATGCGATAGGGCAACCAGTCACCATCTAGGCGTAGTATTCTATCTTTGTGGATGTAGGTGAGGTTGGGCTGGTTGATTAAATCGCCAGCAATAATCTGATAGTGAGTGGCTTTGGAGTAGTCGTAGATGTTGGCCTCATTAATGACTGGTGCAATTTGATACCTATCTAATACTTCCAGACCCTCAACTTTATAGATGTTTCTCTTGTCTACTGGCTGGTCTGCCTTCCGTCCATCGTCGATGTACATCAAAATAACGGCGCCACCATACAGCCTAGAATTCTTAGAGGCCAGCATCAAGCTTTCAAGGATGTATAAATCCTCAATGACTTGCTCAACACCCACCACTTCCTCAGCTTTTGGCCCTTCTCCGCCAAACAATACTTTGAAGCCTTTGCGGGTGGACTGCTCGGCATAGATGTCGATGATGCGACGTGGCAACCATTCCCCATAGAGCGATTCAAGCTCCTCCTGCGTCAGGAAAGTGATGGCCTTGGTAGAAGTGTACTGGCTTTTGTCCCGACCACTGCCCATGCCAGTCAGCACGTTCATCAGCCCGTCTGAACGCAGACCACCTTCATCCGCATGCCCTAAGTCCAAGATTTCTTCTGACATTGCTCTATTGTGTGGCTACTGATATGCTAGCAGTGGCTATAGTGGCCCTGACACTACTTTTCCCATGCCATCCCCCATTTCCTTTGTTTTTACTGCAGAAGAAAGACAAGCCGCAATGGAAGAAGGCATGCGTCGGCAATCCGTGAACGAGGCTCAACGCCTTCGCGGACGGAATGGTGGTGCTTCGTTTGGCAGTAAAGCCCTAGAAATTCATTTGCTCGGTGCCGCAGGGGAACTGGCAGTGGCCTCGCATCTTGGCATGAAAGATTTGGTCTACAAGGAAACAGAAGCCAAGCGTGGATCATGCGACCTTCCGGGCATCGACGTTAAAACAAGAAGCCGTCATCAATACGATTTAATTGTGCAAAAGAATGAACCAGCGGAAAAGAAATATGTGTTGGTTACAATTCAAGACAAGACCACTCTTATTCATGGATGGATCCATGGGGGAGAGGCTATGCAAGAAAAGTTCTGGGCTGATCCAGCAGGAGGCCGCCCTGCATATTTCGTACCCAAAGAACATCTCCGCCCCATTGATACATTAGTCGTATGAAGCTTTCTTGCTCAGACTTTGCACAACATGCCCTAGGTATTAATTTATGGCCTAAGCAACGAGAAATCTTAGATGATTTGTTTGAAAACAATATCAATCATTCAATATGGGCAATGGGAAGGCGCAGTTCTAAAACGTTTATGGCTGCGCTATGTGCTGCCTACATGTGTTTTGTCAAGGCGCCTATCTATATGAAAAGAGTACGGAAAGGAGAGAAGTGGTACATTGTCACTGTTGCGAACGATTTGCAACAAGCAAAGATTGCACTTAATAATATCAGGCAACTAATTACTGCCAGTCCTCTTGCCACGGAAATTGTGCGGGAGACTGCAATGGAAATTGAAATGAGTAATAATTGCGTGTTCCAAGCCATCCCAGCATCAGCCCGTGCATCACGAGGTAAGGCCGTTGCTGGCATTATTTTGGACGAGCTTGCCTTCAGTCTTGAGGGCGATGCAAACCGTGGTGCCAAGGCCATCTTCGATGCTCTTTCACCGTCCATTGCTCAGTTTGGTCGTGATGGGAAGATCATTGAGCTATCTTCCCCATGGCTCACCGATGGCTTGTTTTATTCTCATTTCATTCAAGCCAAAGAAGGTGACATGCAAGGCATGCAAGCTTTGCAGGTGCCAACATGGGAGATCAATCCTAATTTGCCATGGGGATGTGACTTCCTAGAGAATGCTCGCAAGAAAGATGAAGAAGCCTTTTGGGTGGAATTTGGTGCTCAATTCAGGGGCAATCAATCGTGCCTGTTAGCCAGTGAAGTGGTAGAAGCTGCAATCAATAAAGAAAGAAGTGTACTACTGCCTAAGCGTGAACTGATTGGCACTTATGTATTGTCTCTTGACCCTGCTCGCGGTGGAGTAGGCCGAGATGATTACACCGCTTGTATTGTGCATTACGAAGGTGAAACATTAATCGTTGACAAGTTCCATACATTTCCCGTGGATTTTGAGATCAATGGGAAAAAGGAAGTAAATATCAGGGCAGTAGAAGATTGGATTAAGGAGCACCACAAGATATACACTTTTGAGAGTATTGTGCTTGACCAGTACAATAGTTCCGCCACCATTCAATCCTTATCCGCTGACTACCCCATTGAAGAGTTAACGTGGTCCGTTAGTACCAAGATGAAGGCCTTCAGTAAAATGAAGGAGCTTTTTAATTCTGGCCTCATTGAGCTATATCGCCACGAAAAAGCAGTGAAGCAACTTAAAAACTTAGGCGTGGTATATAAAGCATCAGGCCAATGGTCAATCACTGGCGGTAAAGAAAGTGGCGTGGATGACCATG